TGGGCGATGCGTTGACGCAGGCTCCCACGGCGGCGGATGAGTTTGTCATTCTGCCGGATCACGTGCATCCGATCGGGGAAATCGCTGACGGCGTGCTCACTCGACAGATGACGGAGGCTTACCGTGCGGCAGGCGTGGCCCCGACGCTGGCACAGGCCATGTTTGAGCTTGTGGCACAGATGGGCGATCGCGACATCGTGGGCCAGACTCTGACTCTGCACAAGCTGGACGGCACGGCGGCGAAGACTTTCTCTCTGAACGATGCCAACAATCCCACGAGCATCACTGAGGCGACATGAACGGCAGCCCGTCGGCAATCATCAGCATGGGGTTCGGCACCTGGGGAAGCCCTGGACTGGTCCTCACGCTGGGCTATGGGATCGGGGCAGCGGTGGCGGCACCAACTGGCCGTTGCGAGTACACGGTACAGGCACAGCGGATCGACTGGACAACGCAGACTCAGCGGATTGATTGGCAGGTGAAGCGATGAGCGAGTTGACGTGCAAGCAGGTTTACACCATCGCCAGGTCAGAGGTGCGGGCATGTGCCGTTGACCTGGGGGAGAATACCGCAGGGCAGGAGACCGGCGTCCTGAAGGCTGGCGATACGGTTGCCTCGGGGACGATTGCGGTGAGCGACAAGCCCACGGGGGCGACTGATCCAACGCTGGGGGCGGTGAGTGTCAACGCATCGGCGACCTACGTCAACGGCAGGCTGTGCAGTGCGGGTGAGGCGGTAGCATTCCAGGTGACCACGGGAGCCAGCCAGACACTGGGTCGGTATGTGCTGCTGCTGACGGTGGTCACGACGAACGGTGAGACGATAAAGCGACGGCTGCTGTTTGATCTGGGGGCGGAGTGATGCCGAAACTGCCAGAGCCATTCAGGGCACGTCCCAAGGCACAGGATGAGCGATCATGGGCGAGCAGACAGATTGCAGCACGTCAATGGTACGCATCACGGACATGGTTGGCGTTGCGCACGCTGGTAATGGTGCGTGATGCCTACATGTGCAGGGCATGTGGTGTGAGCACAGGGCAATCAGCCCACATTGATCACATTGTGCCGCATAGTGGAGACTGGGAACGATTCACGGATGAGGCAAACCTACAGACGCTGTGTGCATCGTGTCACAGTGCGAAGACTGTGAGGGAACGCGGAGGGATCGATAGGTGAGAAAACCGATTAGCCGAAAACGACACTTGCGGACCTGCGAACTCTGCCAAAGGCAATTTGCTACAGAGAAGCCGCAGCAGCGGTTTTGCAGTGTCCAGTGTTCCACCGCAATTGGTAGTTTTTGCAGAATTCATACGTGCGAAAACTGCGGTAAGACTTTTCACCGAACACATCATAGCAGCCGTGATGCACTTCGGTTTTGCAGTCGCGAATGTGGCGGGACTGCAAAAAACCAGTTTGCATGGCGAGCCATTGCAGATGGTGCCGTAAAGGTGCTTCATTTGTATATGAGGCAGATAGAAAAGGAGACAAGGCAAAGCCAAAAGGCTTTGTGCACCGGATGCGGAAGACAAAAGAAAAGCATGATTAGCGGTCGGTGTAGTAGGTGCATTGAGCGTGGCAACCGTGGGATTGTTGGATGTGCAAGATGTGGCCTCGACATTACCTTGCCATTGACCACGAATGGCACACAACCAAGAATCTGTGGTGAGTGCGAGCTACAGTCCATGAAGAAGGCGAGAAAGATAATGAAGAAGAAGCGCAACGCACTGAAAAGGGGGAATAAGGCAGAAGCAGTCGATCCGGTGTCCATATTCAACCGCGACAATTGGACTTGCCAGCGATGCGGAAAGCATTGCACGAGCCATAAAACCTATCACCCCGACAATGCCACACTAGACCATATAGTGCCGTTGTCTCGTGGTGGACCGCATATAGAAAGTAACCTGCAGACGATGTGCCATTTGTGCAATGCACAAAAGGGAAATCGAATGGAGCATGTGTTGTGATCATGCAGCAACACGCCCGACCCCCCAAGGGGGGCATCACTTTTGTACACTGGCCATGTAGCGAACCGCGCTGCTCTCGCGCACATATTTCGGACCCGTTTGGAGGTGGCAATTGATGGATCGTGTCCCTCCTGTCGGCCTGGCAGGTGCTGGCCGTCGCCTCTGGGCTGCCGTCTGGGACGTGGTTCCCGTTGTGCCACAACATCAGGAGGTGCTGTTGCTGGCATGCAAGCAAGCTGACAGAGCCAGCGAGTGCCGAGAGATCCTTGCGAAGTCCGGCCTCGTGCAGGTGGACCGGTTCGGCAGCGAACAACCGCACTGGGCCATAGAGATTGAACGGAAGGCGAGCCAGGCGGCAGCCCAATTGGTCAAGCAGGTGTGTTCGGCCATCGGCAAGAATGCCGTAGCAGATGCAGTGCAGGAGGATTTCTTCGGGTGACCTACGTTTTCTCCGAACCACACGCCAACAAGATCGAGCAGTTTTTTGCTCATCAGTTGCGATACGTCGAGGGAGCCAAGGCGGGGCAGCCGTTCGTTTTGGAGCCTTGGCAACGGAAGATCGTCCGCGACCTGTTCGGCTGGCTGCGGGACGACGGGACACGGCGGTATCGGCTGGCGTACATCGAGGTTCCCCGGAAGAATGGCAAGAGCACGTTCGCCGCTGGCATCGCGTTGTATCTACTGCTGTGCGACAGAGAGGAGCGGCCCCAGGTCTATTCGTGTGCAGGTGACCGAGAGCAGGCGGGCATCGTGTTCAGAGCAGCCCGCGAGATGATCACGGCGGGAACGCCGACGCTCCAGGCGGAAGCGGACCTGAGGCAATACGAGATCCGGGGGAACCGTCGCGGCGGGTGGTATGCGGCGACCTCGGCGGAAGCGTACTCGGCCCACGGCAAATCTCCTCACGGGATCATCTTCGACGAGCTGCACACGCAGCCAAACCGCCAGCTATGGGACGCGATGTTGTCGGGTCGCGGAGCCCGTGCTAATCCTCTGGTGGTGGCGATCACCACGGCAGGGCATGACCGGTCGTCGATCTGCTGGGAGATGCACCAGAGGGCGAAGGCAGCGATTGCCGATCCGGATTCCGACCCGACGTTCTACGGCGTGATCTACGGGGCAGACCCGGCGGACGATTGGACATCGGAAGAGGTGTGGCGCAAGGCCAACCCGAATTTGGGAGTGTCTGTCTCTCTGGACTTTCTGCGGGACGAGTGTACGGCAGCACGGAACAACCCGGCAGCGGAGAACGTCTTCCGGAATCTCTACCTCAACCAATGGACCGAGCAGGCAGTCCGCTGGATTCAGATGCACCATTGGGACCAGTGCCGGATGGACTTCGACATCAGCGAGTTCTCGGGTGAGCCGGTATGGTGTGGGTTGGACTTGGCATCAACGCGCGACATCAACGCCTTGTCGATGGTGTTCAAACGCGATGGCGAATACTTCGTGAAGTGTCGGTATTGGATGCCGGCAGAGGTGGCCGATATTCGCGGCAAACAGGACCGAGCACAGGCCAAGCGGTGGGCGTCCCAAGGGGTGATTACGCAGACCGACGGGAACGTGGCAGACTACGGAACTGTGTGAGGTGGCCGAGCGGTTTGACGTGCAATGTTTGGCCTATGACCCCTGGGGACCGGCCCGAGCGATGGCCCAGCAACTAGCGGCGGCGGGATTCCCTGCTGAGCGGTTGAAGGAATTCCGCCAGACCATCGGATCATTCGCGGCCCCCTCGAAGGAGTTTGAGCGGAGGATTGCGAACCAGACACTACACCACGACGGCGACCATGTGTTGCGATGGATGGCGGGAAACGTAGCGGCGGAGCGGGACAAGAGCGATAATATCCGGCCTAGCAAGTCCCGATCTGCGGACAAGATTGACGGCATCGTGGCAACCATCATGGCGATGGGTACCGCGATGGTTGACGGCGATGTGGGCAGCGTTTACGACACGAAAGGGAGTCTGTCACTGTGAGCATCATTGCAGGGATTCGGCGTGGTCTGGCGAAGTGGATCGCGCCGGAGGCCCGTGGCATGTCGCAGCAGGTGGCCGACGCCTTGATGCCTCGGAGTTCCAGCGGAGTGGCGATCACCGAGACTTCGGCAATGACCGTCTCGGCGGTCTACGCGGCGGTTCGCGTGATTGCCGAGACCATCGCCCAGCTTGAATGGGAGGTTTACGAGCGGCAGGACGAGGCGAACATCGAGCGGTACGACCACCCGTTGCGGCTGCTGTTGGACCAAGAGCCTAACAGTGAGATGACGGCGTTCTCGTGGCGAATTGCCATGATGACGAGTTTCTACTTGCACGGGAACATGATCGCCGAGATCGAACGCAACCGGGGCGGGCGACCCGTCTATCTCTGGTGGATTCACCCGGCCCGCGTGGCCATGAAACGCGACAGCACGAAGCGGATTTACTACGAGGTGACCGACGAGCACGGGTTGAATCCCGTCCGCCTCGATCCGGTCGATGTGTATCACGTCCCCCTGATGGCGGCTGATGGAATCGTCGGCAAGGGACTGGTTCAGCGAGCCCGCGACAGCTTCGGTCTCACCCTCGGCATGGAGCAGTACAGCGGCAGCAGCTTTGCCAACGGAGCGAGACCAGGTGGCATTCTCAAGCACCCCGGAAAGTTGACGACCGACGCGAGGCGGAACATCCGCGACGAGTGGGACGCGATGCACCGGGGGGCCGACAAGGCAGGGAGGATCGCCGTTCTTCAGGAGGGCATGGAGTTCCAGGCCATGCAAATGAGCGCGGTGGACGCCCAGCTTTTGGAGCAACGCCAATTCCAGATCGCGGAGG